ATTATTTATGGAAGCTTAACGGAGATGAGGGCAAGCCAACTGCAATAGATACGCAGGGAAATAAACGTGATTTGATTAAATTAGTAATGGAGGATATATTTGCAGATAAACAATTGCGATTTAGGTCATATATATCATCTTTTGCAGATAACATAACACCTGACTGGTCGGATCAAAAATATATTGGTAGGGCGGATAAGGTTTACCAATATGGTGGAGCGGAAAGAGCTATATCATTTGGATTAATGGTAGTATGTATGACTAGACAGGAATTACTAATGATGTATAAGAAGGTAAATTATTTAATAGGACTTTGTTATCCACATTATGCAGATCCTACAACCAATGCTGTACCTGATACAATGGTAGGTCCTATGATTAAATTAACATTAGGTGATTATTTATACAGATGTCCTGGATTTTTATCTAGTGTAAATATATCAGTAGATGAAAATACACCTTGGGAGATTAATCTTGAGGAAATGGAGGATGTAGCTCAATTACCTAAATATCTTAATATTCAATTAGGATTTACACCAATTGGATCCTCACCAAAAACAACAGCATTCGGAGATATTGTAGGACGCCATATAGGACCTGGTACAGAAGAGGATATGGATGCAGGACATAAAGATTTCTTTGAACAAATGGCTAAATTGGAGCAAGAATAATGGCTAGATATTCATATAATAAAAAGAAAAGGGCTACTAATATAGATCAGGTAGATCCACGTTTTAATAAACTAGTTAAAACAACAACAATAATACCAAAGGTTACAACGAAAACAACAGATAATATTATAATTTCTACTTCAACGGATAGATTAGATAATTTAGCTTATAGATTCTATAATGATAGAACATTATGGTGGATAATAGCTACTGCAAATAATTTATCAGGAGATAGCTTCTTTGTAACCCCCGGTACTCAATTAATAATACCTAAAGATGTATCCGCTATTTTATCAAAAATGGATACAATTAATAATATAAAACCGGAGTAGTTATATGCCATTATTTAATAGCGCACCAGCACCATTTGTCCGCGAGGAATTACTAAGACGTATAAAAGGTCTAGCAAAGCACATACCAGGAGTGTCTCCTGAAGATAGATATTGGCACCATCAAAAAACACCATATATAAGATTAGTATCTAATGCAGTTCCACTGCCTCCTGAAGCAGGATCAACCAAAGAAGGTGAGAAGAAGGAAGAATTGTGGAGTGGGGAATTTGGAAATGGCACTAGATTTGAACATATCTTATTTGCTGGAACGGCTAAAGGTAAGGATGACGATACATTTGGTCAGAGACATGGATTCGATCAAATGTATAGTGGAATTTATAAATTTAATGAGGAAGAAAATCCTACAATGGATGATGTACGATCTCAAGGTATGGCAAGAGGTTTCAAAGCAATGCCTGGTATTACAGGAGCAACAATAAGTTATAAAGGATCCCGTGGTGCATTAAAAAAGGCTTCGGTTAGCTGGGTATGTTATCAGCTAGATGACCTTGAAAGATATGAAACATTCTACATGACTCCAGGTATTAGAGTATTGGTGGAATGGGGATGGTCGGTTAATCATAATGAGCCATTGAATTTAATGCCATTGGATGATGAAATATTAAAAAATCCTACACTTGTACAGCAAGAAATAAACAAAAGAAGAAAAAGTTCAGGAGGTTGTTATGACGCAATGTTTGGTTATACGGTTAATTTTTCATGGGCTCTACGGGATGATATGTCATTCGATTGTAAAACAGAAATTACCGCAATGGGTGACACTACATTAAATATGCCACTAGGAGCACCTGTATCACAACAAGGACAGAATGAGGATGATGATAAAAAGGCAAAGGAAAGTAGATTATCCTCTGCATTACTTAGTATAGGTAAACAAATTAAAGAAAATGTTAGTAGTATAGAGGAAAAGAACATTAAATTGAAGGATATAATTGGTATACCAGATGTTAAACTAAAGGTATATTCATATAAATTTGGTGCAACATCAAAATTTAAGGATACTATTGAATCGGATATAGCTAAAACAGCCGCTGATAGGTTTAATTTTGTTAAATTTGGGGATTTGGTGGATAAGGTAATAAATCCTCTATATAAGGTTACTAGTAATGCAACCAGAGAAAGTGCAGCAGATGAAAAAGATAAAACAAAACCAGCTGCAGGCCCATTAATGACCATGAAAATAGGTAGTGATATGAATAATACAGGTGAAGAGCCAATGTATACCTCAATAATAGGAAACGATAAATTTTTACTATCAACCGATCCATCAGTATGCTTAATACCAGGTCAAATAGGGGATACTAATTATAGTCCTGCCGTTAAAACAGCTAATAGGCCATCTGGTTTAAGTAGTCCTGATGATATTGATTTATTTGCGGTACAAAAATTAGATGAAGCTATTTACAGAGCAGGTATAATTGAACCTGAAGACAGCGCAGGACCAATGACACTTAATGACCCTCTTTCTGCAGGATATCTTGGTAATATATTTGTTAATGTAAATGAGTGTATAAGAATTACTCAGGAGGAAGGTACTCTTGAAGGTTATATGGAAGCATTGCTTAGTAGCATGAATGAGGCATGTGGAAATCCATGGGACCTTAGATTAGTGGTAGACGAAATGTATCCTAATATTTGTTCAGTGGTGGATAATAACTTTACATTAAATGATAATGTATATGTAACCGAATTACCAGCAGGAAGGCAACATGGTATTTTACGTAAATTGGATTTTAGATCCAAAATTCCTAATGGAATGAAGCAAATGCTAGCATTAGGGGCTAATACAGGATTTACAGGATCCTCTGAACAGAAGAATGAATTACAAGCTAGTAAATTGATACCATTAGATTGTGGCTTTGAATTAGACGGTATTTCAGGAATACAATTTGGTCAAGGATTCATGATTGATTATATACCTACCAGATATCAGAATCAGGTATATTTTTTCGTAAAAGATGTTAAACATACCATTTCAGCTACAGATTGGTCTACTGATGTGGATTGTATTATGAGATTCCTACCACAGAATGACACGTATACTAAATTACATTATAGTAAATTAGCTACAGCGGAGGATAAATTAACCGATCTTGAAACTGAAGGTAAGGAAATAGATGATATTACTAAGCAGGAAAGATTAGGAACATTTGGAATTGGGGAAAAGCCTGGAGATGCATCATATATTTATCCTAATGCAATGGTAATGTCTTTAGATAGTCAAGGTATAACTATAGGTGAGGATACCACTGAAGGTAAGGATGAAACATCTGTAAAAGATGAAAGACTTACAGTCGAGGACATGCAGGATAAGATCACCAGATTATTGACTAATATTTATAAAAGAGCTAACATAGAGGAAATAGATGCATGTAAGGATTTGTTAACTCAAATTCTTTCTGCTCCTAGAGAAGGTGGCGAGACAGGGGGATAATAAATGGCAAGATATACACCAGCACATATAAAAAAAGAAAATCAATATACAGATGGAACCAAATTCATGTTAATGGATTATGTATCATATACTGGATACTATAATGTAACTGCAACAGGACCTTATACAGGTAGGGTATATGATGATGGCGCAAGCAAACCTTTAAGACCCTTAATAGCATATGATTCAGAAACCATAAGAACTTATATTAAATTAGCAGAGGCAAATAATGCACCTCATGATTATAAATTTAATGATCCATATTATGTAGTAGTGCTTCCAACCGAAGAGGATTTTACACGCGGATATATGATACGATATTTTATAAGAAAGCGTAATGATATAGCAGCCCCTATTTTTGAATTGGATAAGGAACAAATCGAAAAATATGATTCCAAGGATGAGGGCATCAATCCATTTTTATATAAAGCCATTACAATGAAGTGGAAGGTATCTGGTCCAAAAAATGATATATTAGGTAAAGATGGAAAACTTATTGAATCAGGTGTAGAGGATACTAATATGAGAACAATAGCTTCTAATAGCAGAACGATAGCTAAATTAGATGAGCTTATGTATAACCTTGTAGAGTATTCAAAATATGATAATTCATTTCGCGGTGATTAGTTGGTAGATTGATTTATTTTTTGTATATTTAATACAAGTAAAAAGTATAAAAGGTTATGATTGTAGAAACTCCACAAAGTGTTGTTAGTTTATTTAATATGTCTAAAAAGTTTTCAACGGCTTTTATTATACCAGTATTTTCTGATATATACAAACACCCAGCTAAAAATGATCTATGTTTATTTTATTTATATTTAGGTATAGATAAGGATGAAGGTCATGAATTTATTATACCTATTAATCATTCTGAGGCATTAACATCATTTGATATGGAACAAGCTGGAAAGATAATATCAAATTTTACACAAATTCTTACTCCTGATAAAAAGGAATTATTACACATATTAAAATGGAATAAGGTTGAAAGTGAAAAAATATTAGATCTTAATTTAGCTAATTGGTTTCATACTAATATACCACTGGAATTATCAAATAATAATACAACAGCACATAATTTTATAGAACGTAAATACTACAATTTTCCAAAGATTGGCACGCTTATTCCTATATTCAAACACTTGGAAAAGTGTCGTAAACTCAAGGAAATCGCGTATAAACAGTATGATTTTGGTAAGGTAGATAGGCAAGCGTATAACACATATAATAACAACACTTTATATAATTTATATAAGATTGAGGAACCAGGATTATTTACAATGCAAGGATATGAATATTCTCAATACAATTTATATACAAGTACAGGGAGACCATCTAATAGATATGGAGGTATAAATTACGCAGCTCTTAATAAAGAGGATGGTACACGTGAAAAATATATTAGTAGATTTAGAAATGGTGATATAGTAGAATGTGATTTTGATGCATACCATTTAAGGATGATGGCTAAGGTTATAGACTATGAATTTCCAGATGGATCCATTCATATGTATCTAGGAAAACAATATTTTGGAAAAGAAGAACTTACCGAAGCTGAATATAAAGAAGCTAAAACAATATCCTTTAGAATTTTATATGGTGGTATTCCAAAGGAAATGCTAAGTATTGAATTTTTTAATAAAATAGATATATTTACCAAGAAATTATGGAAGGAATATAAGGATAAAAAGTATATTTCTACATATTTATATAAAAGAAAGTTATATGCGTCTAACCTAGTGGATATGAATCCACCGAAACTATTAAATTATTTTCTACAGGCATTGGAAACGGAATATAACAGTAAAATTTTAGATAAACTAATTAATGTTATGGATAAATATAAATCAAAACTTATTTTATACACATATGATTCCTTCACATTTGATTATAACCCAGATGATGGAGAATTATTTTTGCAAGATGTTGAAGAAGCACTGTATTTTCCTATTAAAACAAAGCGAGGAGACAATTATAATGCATTGCAATAGTGTTTCTCGTGTAAATTTTCTATTTATATAAGATATGAAGTTTAGCGCAGATAAAATATTAAGAGAATGGTCTTGGCGAGTAGGTAACGGCATGCCTGACGTATCTAATGATAGTCATATGACCACTTTAATGGAGGTTTTATATGAACAAAATTTTTCATATAAATTTATTAAGGAATTAGTAGCTAATCTAAGTGAAACTGGTAGGGATCAACAACAACCAGAACACCTCACCGAAAAAACATTTCAGGAATTCTGTGTAGAGGTTGGAAAAATTATTAGCAACGAAGGTATATTAGCAGAATCTTCGGTATGGGAAAAACCTGTAGGTACACAGCAATTAGCAGGTTCACAAACATTTAATGTTTGGAAAGGTGCACCAGAAGGGCCATATACGGTTGTTGCAAAAACATCCGATGCTATTGATGTTGACTTATCACCAGGAGAATCAAATCCTAAAATTGCATATATTAGTGCTGGTAGTAAGACGTATAAAATATCTGGTGAAACCACAAAAATGTCAAAACTGTTTAAGAATGCATCGAAAAAAGCTTCACCATATAAAATAAAATGGGAGGAGAATACACTAGAATCTGCAGCTTGTACAGGATTATATTTTGACCCTACATCTCACTATAAAAAAATAATGACACCAAATGCTCAACAATCGGATGTTGAAGGAGCAATCGATGCTTTCAAGACTGCCTTAGGTAAATCGGGTGAATATGCTGGGAAATCTGCATTAGGTTCAATAGAAGGTATACCTGATGTAATACGCGCTTTAGAATTGGCGAATGGGGTACATGTATTTGCAACAAAACATGGTTGTAAAGCTAGTAACGGTTATGAATTCATACATAAAAGCGTAGGTAAGTATTATAATGCTGGATATGAAAATAAAAATCTAGATACTTCAGGATTCAAAGACAATACAGCAGATACAATTATTGTCAAAGGAGGTGTTCAAGCTCTTATAACTGCAATGAAAAGTGAAAAAATAGAATTCAATAGTTCAGGTAAGTGTAAAACTGAATCCGGTATTGAATTTTATCAAGTAAGTAATAAACTTAAAAAGGGCGGGGCTCAACTAGGTAGAATTCAGAAATCATTTGCAGATATGTATGGATTAAAAGAACCTATGGATACATGGAAGGTTTATCTACAAAAAGAAATTACAGAACATGGCGAAAAAGGATTTTTATTAAATGAAGGCCTTGCAGATTACTTTAAGCAGGGATTAAAATATATTAAGGATACGTTTTCAACCTTATTAGATAAAGCAAAAAACAAGATTGCTCAATTCTCATCCTCAGTTCTATCAAGCCTAACGTTTACTATGAATAAACCTTCATCATCACTTGAATCATTTATGAAAAAGGAATTTAATAAAGCACCCGTGGAGTTAAAAGAAGCTAAATCAAAAGCTAGATATAGCTATGCAGCTTATGCTGAGATGGTTGCACGAGCTGCCTTGAATAATAACAAGTCATATTCTAATAACTTACTAAATAAGGCTCAACAGCAATGGAGTATTTTAGAAAAACTAATAAAAGTTCCAAATGATGGAATATATTCTACAAAAATATCAGCAGGTCCTACTGATTATACGCCAAAAGATATAAAGGATGGTGCAAATTATATAATAAAGCTTATGATTAACTTTACTGCTTACGAACACTTAACAAAAATGCTTGCAAGTTCTAAAGGTGAAATAAAAAATGTCACAACAGTATTAGAAGAATTCGTAGAATTGGAAAAGGAAATGTATTTTGGAAAAACGGACTTACCAATGTTCAAGGTATACGGAGCAGATATGAGTGGAACAGCTTGGGAATACCTAAAGAGCGGAAAAGAATTTAGAGAAGATAAACTTAAAGCAATGAATATGACCGATGCGGTTAAGGATGGAAAATTTGTACCTGGTGTAATTGTAGAATCAAGTGTTCAAAGTGGTAAAGGTCATACTTCTGTAAAAATGTGGATTCTACATTCTATAACAGAAAAGGGAACAAAGTATACACAAGTGGATTTGAGGTCTGGAAGAAACGATACCTTCTCATTCTCAGTATCAGGTACTAATATAGTAGAAGGCTCAAAAGTATTAGGAAAAATATAATGCAAACGGAAGAAAAGAATAACTAATGAGAACACAACTATTATGCACATTTACAGCACCAAAGGTACTACATAAAACGGTAGATACAATAATTGAATCATATGATATTCTTTTTAATAAGGTTTTCGTATTAAAGAGCCAATCAACTCCTGAATTAATGTGTACATATAATATAGATTCATCAATCCAGGTAAATATCTTAGCTAATACAATTTCATTACATCGTAAAAAGATGACAAACACATTATATACAATAAATGCATTAAATGTACTTATTAAGATGTTAAATAATGGTGTTTTAGATACTTCATACCAGGTAGACTGGGATAATTATAGAAATTGTATGCTCGTAACCAACGACGAGGGACTTAAAAGAATAGATACTGAAGTCCAAGAAGTAATACACATAAAAGTAAAAAAATAGCCAATTCTTCATAACTTTTACACATTTTTGCAAAATAACTGCGAAAAAGGTTGTATATGTCATATATTTTTCGTATATTTATATATAAATAAGAAAGAGCACGGAGCTCTTCTTTCGAGTGCTAATAACAAATAAAAATTAAAAAATGCCAAAATTAAACATGCAAAAAAGATCGACTCAGCAACATTCAGTAACTGAGTATCACATTCACACAAATCACAAATACGATAACTTCTTTAAGTTAACTAAAAAAGAGTTAACAGACCTAGTACAGGTTGGAGAAATACTAATCTTCAAATCTCATCTAGATGAACAGGGTACTTTACTTAAAACTTCAGATGTTGAAATGTACCAAGAAATAGTAATTCACACCGAAGTTAGAAGACAAAATAATCCTCAAAATTTAGAATACACTGCTCAAGAAGCTTTATCATATATGACGGACATACAGATTATGGAAGAAGAATTAATAAAATAAAAAATAAAAAATGGATAAATTACAAATGAAGGAAATCAGGAGACAAGTAAGAGCTACTGATATTACAAACTTAACAGTTATAGAGGACCTAGAAAGGTTACAGGAATTTGTTCTAGATATGAAATCAACATCATCTCTATTAGACAAAAAAGATATTATTAAATCAATTAAGGATGATAAATTTATTACTAAGGTATTGCATTATACATATAATCCTTATTTCAAATATCATGTCACCAGTAAAAATTGTAAAAAGAATCATGGTTTAGCAGATCATAGATGGACCACTAATGGTACTATATTTGATATGTTAGATGGATTAAAAAGCAGGGAATTTACAGGACATAACGCAATAGCTCATGTAAATGGATTTGTGCAATTTAATATTAAATATGCGGAATTAATTTATAATATATTAGATAGAAATTTAGAATTAAGAGCTTCAGATTCGGTTATTAATAAGGTTATACCAGGATTGATACCTGAATTTAAGGTGGCTTTAGCTAATGTGTATGAACCTAAGATAGTGGATTGGAATGATACATGGTATGCATCTAGAAAATTAGATGGTGTAAGATGTTTAGCTATAGTAGATGAAGAAGGAGTTTGTAAATTATATTCCAGAGTAGGCAATGAATTTACTACATTAGATAAAGTAAAGAAAGCTATCGAATCTACAGGTATTATTAACCATGTATTCGACGGCGAGATATGTCTGGTGGATGAACATGGTAATGAGGATTTTCAAAGTGTAATGAAGGAAATTAAAAAGAAGGATCATACTATAGAAGCTCCTGTATTTAAGATATTTGATATGTTACATATAAAGGAATTTAATAGCGAGATTGATTCTGATCCATTAGAAGGCAGATTACACACATTAAGATCATGGCTTAATAAAAGCAACCACTTAGACATCTTAATGTATGAAGAGCAGATGGTAATCTCTGACGATGATCACTTTGATACATGGGTTAAGTTAGCTGCAGATAATGAATGGGAAGGTGTTATGTTAAGAAAGAATGTAAAGTATGAAGGTAAAAGAACAAAAAATCTATTAAAGGTTAAAAAGTTCTTTGATGCGGAATATGTAGTAGAAAGTCTAGATTTTGATAATCATAGAGTGATCAGAGATGGTAAAGAAGTATTAATGCCAATGTTAGCTCAAGCTTATATTACTCATAAAGGCTATGAGGTAGCTGTAGGTTCAGGATGGAGTCAAGCGCAAAGAATTAGATATGAAGCTAATCCACAAGATTTGATAGGTAAGACTATTACAGTTCAATACTTTGAAGAAACAAAGAATCAAGAAGGTGGAATATCATTAAGATTTCCAACGGTAAAGCATGTTTATGAAAATGGTAGAAATGTTTAGTAAAATAAATTTAGATAAGGATAATCGCATGTTACGATTTGGGGTTGGTAAACATAATGGAACATGGTTTATAAGATTAGACCTTTGGTGGTTCGGATTAAGAATACATAAGATATGCTAGAAATAATAACAATAATAATATTATTAAATATACTATATCATACCATTAATATATCATGGTTGGTATTCATAGAATGGCCATTAACATTGTTCATAACTTTATTAAAATACCTGAGATTTTTGTAGGAAAAGTGTGATATTCTTCGTATATTTATATATAAATAAAAAGGAACACAAGGTTCTAGATATTAATTAAATTACAATAAAATGATAGAGACACATTTACCAAAGACTACAGACATGTTACACACATTAAACCTGGAGCAATTAAACGAATTGAAAGGACAGATAGATCAAATGATCCAATTAAAGCAACCAAGCCTAAGAGTAGGTATGAAATGCACGGTTGATTCGCCTAGAGTAGCTGGAATGATTGGAGAAATTATTAAAGTAAATCAAGTTAAATGTAGGGTTAAATTTGATGGTAGTACATTTAATGTTCCAAAAACAATGATAATCTTAAAATAATAAAATATGGATATTTACAAGGAAACAAACATCAGAATCGATTTCGACAAAGGAATGGATATTACGCCAATCGTAGTCTTTGAAGGAATAGAGATGGAAGACAAAGCTGAAACATTTAACACTACCACTCATCAGATAGAGGAGGTTCTTAATTTCGTTAATGAATGGGAAGATTCAGGTTGTGACGTATTTGTATAATTGTTCATAACTTTAATAAAATATATGGGAATTTAGTAGGAAAAGTGAGATATTCTTCGTATATTTATATATAAATAAAAAGGAACACAAAGTTCTAGAGTGCTAATAAAAATAAAAAAAATGGAAAAAAGTAGATTAAAAGAGTTGCAAGCTGAAATTGCTAGATTAAAAGAAATTGATAATAAGATTACTGAAAGGGTATCTGCGGAGTTTGAAGATGACTGTCAGAGACCTAATGAGGATTGTAAGCATGAATCATTAATGGATTGTGATTGTGATACAGATGATGGTGGAATGCCATTTGAGGCTGCACATACTAATCATGATACAATAGGTTCATTCGATGAGAACGGCGATGCAATGGAATTTATTAATTCTGGAGGAGATCCCTTAGAGCTCAATCAGTCTAATGAATCATTAATTGCAAGACACAACACTAAATTATCAAGTGAGTTTGTATCGGCTTGGACTCAAGAAGATTGCAATGAATTTATAGAAGTTGGATGTTCATTACAACAAGATATGGAATGGGCTAACGAATCTGAAAATATACAATAATATGAGAAAGCATTGGATTAAATATAAAGTGCCATTCCTATTAGGCCCGCTGTTCGCTAAAATACAAAGAAATAGAGGATATAAAGTAACTAAGACAGGATGGTCAGGATTACTAATAAAATACAGATGTTCAACATATAGCTTATATTCTCTAGCATGGTAGAAAAGTGGTATTATAGTGAGATGGGATCTCGGGATAAGAAGACGGGTAAGTTAAAATATTACAAGGTATCCAGAACATCTAATGATGATTTTGGATGTGAATGTCCTGCGGCTATGTACAGACGCTTTCAGGAATGTAAACATGTTAAACGATTAAAACAAAAATTATGCATATAGAAAGACAAAT